GCTTTTGGCAATATTGTCATGGAAATGTTAGACCTAGTCATCTAGTAGTTATAGATATTATAACAGTTAGATATTGTAGGGCTACAGCGACTTAAAATGGTCGACAATTTTGCCAATCTTGCCAATAGATCTGGCGAGGGTCGCCGCATCACCGCGCCCACAATCCGCAACTATTGGCACTCTTGGCTATCTAAATCCGATTGCCAATATTGCCAATGAGTAAAGGTCTATTGGCAATCTTGGCAATGGCAAAACCAATTGCCAATCTTGCCCAAACTGCCAATGTCACACCAACCCCGACCCGATCGACCACGCACCAGGCACGCGCCACCAGGCATGGATCGTTATGCCAATCAGATCGGTCATCGTTCTGTTTGCTAGATCGCTTTTTGCAGTTGGCTTTTTGCTGGCGAAGCCCCCCCCAGGGCCGACGGCCTGGCCGGTCAGGGCCGGTGGGTCCACAAGAAATTTTTTTATTTTTAGCAGCCCAACAGTCTGACAGCCACACGTTTTAATAGCCTAATAGCAAGCCTGTATACAAAAGTATTAGAATGTCTTACGCTTGCGTTGTAGCGACGTTAGGTCATCTTGGTAAAATTGGCATATGTTTAAAAGTCTTCCTCTTACAACGCGTGAGATCAAAGCGACCGAAGCGGTATTGGAGCGCATATACGACGCTGCGTATCTAGGTTTGAAAGAAGATTCGTTGGCGTTAGCAGCAGGGTTGTTACCTGTAGAGTACCGGCTCTTGAAACAGCATGACAAACTTGCCGAGATTGCCGAACTCAAGGGACGCGCTGATAGTGAGCGTGAGCACAGCCAGCACATGTTGAACGCTGCGCGGAATGGCGACGCTAAGGCAGCGCTAGAGATACTGAAGCACACGCATGGTTGGGTCGCCAAGCAAGCCGTTAGTATTGAGGTCGATCAGCGCATTAGTGTGATTGACGCGCTACGTGCTGCGGAGACGCGTGTGGATGAAGGTAAAGTGATTGATGTAACGCCACCAAATGAAAAGCTAACCCATGCAAAAGCCGATATACAGTCCGGAAGACGAGCAACTGCTGATGACGCGGTTGTGGTCCCCCGCGATTAAAGACGACCCTGAAGCGTTTGTATTGTTTGCGTTTCCGTGGGGGCAGGAGAACACGCCGCTAGTTAAGTACAGTGGACCGCGCATGTGGCAGCGCCAGGTGTTGCGCGACATCAAGGCGCACATACAGAAGAACAAAGGTCAAGTCGATATGGACACGCTGCGAGAGGCGGTCAGTTCAGGTCGAGGGATCGGTAAGTCGGCGCTGGTGAGTTGGTTGATTATGTGGATGCTATCGACACGGATCGGGTCGAGCGTGATCGTGAGCGCTAATAGTGAGGCGCAGCTACGGTCCGTGACGTGGGGCGAGCTAACTAAGTGGTCCACGATGATCATCAACGCGCACTGGTGGGAGATCAGCGCGACTAAGCTGCAACCGGCGAAGTGGTTATGTGACATCGTGGAGCGTGATCTTAGGAAAGGGACGCGCTACTGGGCGGCAGAGGGTAAGTTGTGGTCAGAAGAGAACCCTGACAGCTACGCGGGGGTGCACAACCACGATGGGATGATGTTGATCTTTGATGAGGCAAGCGGGATACCAGACCCGATCTGGGCGGTGGGGGCTGGGTTCTTTACGGAGAACATATTAGATAGGTATTGGTTCGCGTTCAGTAACCCGCGCCGCAACACAGGGTACTTCTTTGAGTGCTTCCACGCCAAGCGTGACTTTTGGACAACGCGTCAGGTGGACGCAAGGACGGTAGAGGACACCGACAAGCAGGTCTATAGGCAGATCATCGAGGAGTACGGTGAGGACTCAAGCCAAGCGAAGGTCGAGGTGTACGGTGAGTTTCCGTCAAGTGGCGACGATCAGTTCATCACATCAAGCGCTGTAGCGGACGCAGCCGCACGGCCACGGTACAAGGACGAGACCGCACCAATCGTTATTGGTGTGGACCCAGCGCGGGGCGGTGCGGACTCGACAGTGATCGTGGTCAGGCAAGGGCGCGACCTGACGGCGATCCATCGCTACCACGGCGAGGATACGATGACGATCGTAGGGCGCGTGATCGACGCGATCGAGCAGTACAAGCCAACGCTCGTGGTGCTCGATGAGGGCGGGCTAGGGTACGGTATCTTAGATAGGCTGCACGAGCAGCGCTACAAGGTCGTGCGAGGGGTGAACTTCGGGTGGAAAGCAAAGAACCCTATTATGTATGGTAATAAACGCGCCGAGTTGTGGGGGCTGATGAAGGAGTGGCTTAAGACGGCGTCGATCCCTAACGACAGAGCGCTCAAGTCTGATCTAGTTGGGCCTACCATAAAACCTAATTCGTCGGGTACAATTTTCCTAGAGGGCAAAAAGGAAATGAAAGCCAGAGGGTTAGCATCGCCCGACGCTGCTGACGCGCTGGCGGTGACGTTTGCATTTCCGGTCGCGCACAGGCAGTATGTTGAAAAGCGAACAAATCGCGCGTATAACGCCAACGGTGTAACCACATCTTGGATGGGTGCTTGATGGCAAAGAAAGGCGTGTCACTATCAGTCGGACGCGGTGAGAAGCTACCCGTATCTAAGGGTGCGGGGCTGACGGCTAAGGGTCGTGAGAAGTATAACCGCGAGACAGGTAGTAACTTAAAGGCACCAGCACCTAATCCTAAGACCGAAGCAGACAAGGGGCGTAAGGCATCCTTTTGCGCTAGAATGGGCGCGGTAGCCGCTAAAGCTAAAGACGGTGAACGCGCTAAAGCATCACTTAAACGATGGAAGTGTTGACATGAAAACGTGCTTCAAGTGCAAACAGCAGAAACCGTTTAATTTGTTCTTTAAGCACAAACAAACTTCTGACGGCTATCACAGTTGGTGCAAGATTTGCTGCCGAGAAGGCAATGATCGCTCACGTCAAAAGTTGAATTCCACGATAGAAGGTCGCGCCCGAGTGTTTTTGACCAACGCTAAAAAAAGCGCGAATAAACGAAGGCAAGTTTTTGATCTCATGGTGGCCGACATCGTAGAGTGTTGGAATGCTCAGTGGGGTGTCTGCGCGTATAGCGGCCGTCAAATGACATTAGAAGCGGGGCATCTCCATACGGTGTCAATTGAGCGAATCGACAGTTCGGTTGGATACACTGCGGCCAACACAATTTTGGTCTGCCAAGCAATAAACCGCATGAAATCAGACTTTTCGTTTGAGGATTTTTATGCTTTGTGTTCTGATGTTGCTGAATTTTTAGGTGATGATCACAAAGAATTGGCTGTAGGAGCGCACAAATGAAAAAATCCGGTAGTCCTGGCTTGTATGCTGCAATCCACGCTAAACAAGAGCGCATCAAGGCTGGCAGTGGCGAGAAGATGCGTAAGCCTGGTAGCAAGGGCGCACCCACAGCGAAGGACTTTCGTGACTCGGCAAAAACTGCCAAAAAGCCGATGAAAGGTAAATGATGCCACTTGTTAAATCAACCAGCAAAGACGCCTTCCGTAAAAACATCAAGGCTGAAGTTGACGCAGGCAAGCCTGTATCTCAAAGTGTTGCGATTGCATACGCAGTAAAGCGTGAAGCGGCGAAAAAAGCAAGCCCTAAACCTATGGCAAAGAAAAAGTAATGGCAACGCTTAAGCAAGACCCTACAGGTATTGAAGGCGCGGGCAAGGTATCGGCTCGCGGCGGTCCTGACCAGAAGGATCATCGAGATACGTTGCAACTGATGCGTGATCGACTGCGGCAGGCGATCGGTGCGTACTCGGAAAGCCGTGAAGATGAGCTAGATGACTTGCGATTTATGGCAGGCTCGCCTGATAACCAGTGGCAGTGGCCGCAAGATGTATTGGCAACGCGTGGGTCGGTGCAAGGGCAGACAGTCAACGCAAGACCTTGCCTGACTATTAACAAGCTACCACAGCATGTAAGACAGGTAACTAACGAGCAGCGCCAGAACCGGCCAAGCGGCAAGGTCATACCCGTCAATGATCAGGCTGACGTAGAGGTCGCTGAGG